ATTATACAGGTCATCACCGACCTGTCGCCCTTCTATACACAGCACTTTTACTTTTGCCATATTTACCTTTCAGACTAGGTGACTCGCCCCGAAGGACGAGCCACCGTATCTGTTAGCTGCGAATGTCTTGGTCGCCTATAACTAGGACACCTTGTACCGCTGCTGCTGTTGCATTAGTAAGCACAGTTTTCACATGAGGCTTGCCGTTAGGAATTTCAAAGTCAACTATGACAGTTGACCCTGAGTCCCCACCAGCTTCCGTCATCTGAGTTATTGCTGCACCAGTAATGTCAGCGTAAGAACCACCTGATGTTGCTGATGCCTGTACTTTACAGTCAACAGTTCCAGATGAAGCAATCACGCCTACCGTCACAACCAACGCTGCCTTTGAATAACCCGTCAGGTCAATCGCCGAAGACGTAGTAGCCCCCGCAGATTTGCTAACCGGAGCAAGAGCAACATTGATTCCTATCCGATTTGAGAGTTGATTAAAACGTGGCATAAAACTCCTACTGAATCTTAAAGATTCGGAATGCGTCTGCCAGTCCAACTCGACCGTCGTACCGACTACGTGCAAAGAACCCAACTTGGTCATTTGCCACATATATGGAATCGTCACGTCGCATGGACATTCCGATTCGGTCTATGAGGTAGTAGTTACTGAAGTCGCCAATCGCTCCGACTTCCTCGTTCGTTGCAATCGCTGCTGCATCATCCCAGCCTGTACCGTCGAACAGCACGGTTGGGCGACCGAGCAATGCTTCGGCAGGTGAAGCGGTAAGGGAACCCTTAGACGAAGTAACGTCGAGAGCATTTACCTGCTGCATAAAGCTGCTGGTAGTAGAGACAGTTGCGTTTGCTCGGAACTGAGCAGGAAGGTCGAAGAACCAAGTCTGAATGTCAGCAATAGAGACAGCAGATGTTGAGTCTGTGTCCGTACCGTCTGTCGCAGAAGTCCTAAGACCCTCTGCTTCACCGGAGCCATCGCCTTCGATTAGTTGCTGGTCTTCGTATCGCCCCTGAGCCTCGCCAAATATCTGCGAGAGAAGGGCTGGAAGGTTAACCGCTGCGTCTTCAAGAAGTTCAGACGATACCTTCACCGTGCCACCAGCCTTACGAATGGTGAATGTCACCTGACCGACAGTTGGCGTGTTGTCACCGTAAGCAGCTTCCTCAGCAATAGCAGCCCAAGAGACTGAACCCATCGTTGGAAGGTAGCCATCTTTTAATGACGTTGTAAGAACTGTGCAGCGTGGACGATGTACTCCACCGGGAACTCCGGTGTTGTGGATAACCTGCGTCCGAAATTCCTCCGGTACGAAGTATCCACCTTCAGCGTCAGTCCCTTCCTGCATCGCCTTCAACTCTTTCGTGTCGGCAAGCTGCCAAAACTTCTGAGCGTTCGGTGAGCGGTCACGGAACCACTTTGTCCAAGTGTCTGCGTAGAAGGATGCTTCCTCTTTGAGGTTGCTTCCCATCTGGTCACGAACCCATTTCGGCTGAACGGCTGCGGGAATACCTTTGACCCAGTTTTGTGGCTTGTAGTCGTTACGGTAGTCCTTGCCTTCATCGGCAGGGTTATAGATTTTCGCTTCGTCGATGCTCAACGGAACCGAGTTCGTCGGCTTGTTGAAATCACCGGAAAGCGTTTCAATGGCAGCAGCTTCCTGCTCTATGGCATTTGCCTTTTCAATCTTCTCGATTGCTTCGGCTTTTGCTTTTGAGGCAGGTTCAACTTCGCCATTGTCGAGGTGTTCGGTTGCGCTCGTTAAAGCAGCCCGTGCTTCCTCGCGAAGTTCTTTCACTTTGTCCATTACGAATATGCCTTTGTAATGTCTAGTTTGGTTGTTTCGATTTCAATTTCCAGACGCATCTTCTCAATTTCCGTGTCAGAGGCATCAGTAGTTTTTTCCGCTACTGGCGTGTCTGAGGCAGACTTGGAAATGATTGTCTGAGTGTCCGGTGATGCGCCACGTAAAACAGGTGACACCTCAACCCAGTCGAGGTTCTTTATCACCCGCACGTTCTCACCACCGTCCATTCGCTCTAGGTCATCTTCTAATGCTCGGAATCCCACCGACCATTCCTTGACTGACCCGAACTGTACGTCAGCAAAGGCTTCTCGCCCTCGCTGTGTATTCATATTGAATTGCATGACGGCTTTTAACCGTCCTTGTCGGCGTTGATTTTCATCTGAAGCCAACTCCAAAGGAGCAGCATCAACGACTTTGCCAACAGGAGCAGACTGGTCATGGAACCAAGCAACTGATTGACCGCCTTTCTGGATTGACTGGTCAAAGGCTCCCATGTCGATAATTTCATTATCGGCATCGACAACTCCCATCGAATTGACGTATGCCTCGACGATGCCTTCGGCTGCATCCACAGTTGTCGTTTCAGATTTAACTGTTTTATAAATCAAATTTGTCATTCTGTTACTCCGTCAATAACTGCTGCGAAAGCCCTAGTGCAATTTGGATGAGCAATCGGATTGTCCAATGCCCAGTCTAATGATTGTGTTGTGTCGGAATAAGGCGAGCATAAAGCATCGTCATCCCCATCCCTTACGATGACCTGCGTAACACCAGCGGAACGATAACGCGCTGCGGTCGATGTGTTCTGCGAGTGTGCAATCTCCGTCCGTGCAATCGCACGCGAGCGGTTCTTATACGTTTCCCGCACAACGCTCCGGAGTCCTCGGTAGTCATCTTTCGGAACTCCTCTAACTATCTGGTCAATGCTATACCCTCGCCCAGTTCCGGTTGAAATTTCAGAACGTAGCGCAGCCCTAGATACATCATTTATTTTAGAGCCAGCACCACGCAGGGCGTTCTGGACAATCGGTAACTCTGGGTCGAACGCCATCGGTTGAAATATGCCAGCGTCGTTGATTACATCCCAAGTCCGTTCCATCGTCTTTAATAAAACAGGTGATATTGCCCCTGCAAGTTGCGCGTCGGCTGCAAGGGGAATTAATGTCATCTCGTAAAACGGCATCTGGACAGCCTTCGTTTCAGCTTCAGCGTCGGCGAGATACCGTCCCATGATTCCATCAGCACGATTCTGCTGCTCTCGGAAATACTTTTCCAAGACCCTCTCAAGCCTGTCCACATCCTTCTCGTAGGATTGTTCAAGCGGTTCCAGCAGTCTGTTCGCAGCAGTCTGCGTTAGGGCTTTTATTTCTTCCTTTACCTGCACGTCCTGTACACCACGGACAGCGAGTGTTGTTGGCAGGAAGCCAGTATGTTCCATCTCTGTATCTATACCCGCTGTCTGTAAAGCAGACTCCGGTGTAAATCCAGCGTTGATGAGTTCCTTTGCAATTTGCGCTCTTGTCAATTGCCTTTGGACAAGTGCAGTCTCATCTTCCTGCAACGCCTTGACCTGACTGAAATCAAATCCCAGCGTCCCTCGTTCGGACGGAAACTCCGGTTCTAACATCCCTGACATAAACTGTTCGATTCGTCGATATAACGGCAGCAGGGTTTCTTCCCAGAAGGACTCCCGTGCCTCTCGGTAATTGCTGTATGTGCTTCTCTGTAACCCTGTGTTCGCACCGACAAGAATTGCGGGGACACCGAACGCTGAACAGATACGTGTCTCGGATAACGCACGTAACTCAGGTATCTCCATCTGACCTATCGGGCTACCCATCGTTTCGTAAGATGCGTCCTCGTCCAATATCGCTATCCGATGCCAGTTCTTATTGCCTCTGAATTGCGACCGCCACTGAGTACGCAGACGGTCAGCTTCATCCTGACTCCCAATCTTTCGTTTCAACTTTAGGATTCCAGACGGAACTCCTGCGTTATTAAAGAAGGCTCTCGTAAAGTTTGTCGCATCAGTATCCAACGAAATCTGCTTGAGTAATACCTGCAACGGCGACAGCCCGTAGAAGTCATTGTTCGGATTGGGAAACCTAAGATGCCCAACGTCGGCAGCAGGGATTAAATAACGCGCACCGCTCACGTCGTACAGAAAGCCTCGTCCCGGCGAAACCTGTACACGGTCGGGACGTAACAGCATCAGAGAAACCACCCCGACTCCCGCCCGTTCTTTTAGCACGTAGGCGTTGCCAGCGATTTGTAAATGTGTAATCAGCGATTCTAGAAAATCATATTGCGTAAGGTCGCTGGATGGCTGTTCAACAAGCTGTGCAAGTGGGGCTGTGCTC